GCCATGAAGGAGATTGTCGGATGGTGCCGGTCCTCATCGTCCCAATCCTGAACCGATACGATTTTCTCTCACGGCTGGTTCAGTCAATCGACCATCCGGTTGAGCGTCTCATCATCATCGACAACGGCAAGAAATGCCCGCCCATCGAATGGCATTGGGTGAAAGAAACTTACATCTGGACGGTGCCAGACAACCTCGGCTGCTGTACCTCTTGGAACTTCGGCATCATTGCCACGCAGCAGGCACCCTGGTGGCTTATCTCAGGCAACGACAACGTGTTCGAGCCTGATGCCCTGGCGACGTTCGAGCGGGAAGCCAGACGGGATGCGGTCGTACTTTCTGATGCGGCCCCACCGTGGACTGCGTTCACTATCGGTGACCAAGTCATTCAACGAGTGGGACTCTTTGACGACAACTTCCATCCTTGCTACTTCGACGACAACGACTATGCGTTCAGATGCCAGCAACTCGGCGTCGACGTTGTACAAGGTTCGGCGAAGGTGAAGCATGACAACTCGTCCACGATTCACTCCGATCGTGAACTGTTCGACTGGAATCAGAAGGTCGTGTTTCCTCATTCGGCGGAATACCACCGGCACAAGGTTGCGAACAATCTCGTGAACGCAGGCAGATTCGACCTCGCCAGGAGGCGGCGATGCTCCTTTCCGTCGACGAGATAACGCACCATTTCTTCGTCCGCCTGTTCGGGGCAGACGCACCGAAACTTGAACGCGACCCGTTTCCGTATGTCGTGGTGGATGATGCCTTGCCTGAGTATTTCGTGCACGGGTTGTCAAGAGAAGTTGACGAGCTGAGGTCATGGTTTAGGTACGACAATCCGCTGGAGAAGAAGAACGTGTGCAACCGGTGGGACGAGTTCGGGCCGTACCTGTATTCGTACTTCACGGCGATGCTGTCGATGACCGCGACCGATGACATTGCGGCGATGTTCGGGATACGAGGCCTTACGCCTGATGTCGGTTTGCACGGTGGCGGTGTGCACGTTTCCTACAACCGGGACAAACTCAACGTACATCAGGATTATTCGATACATCCCAAGCTCGGATTGGAACGGCGCATCAACGTCATCTTCCATGTTGAGCCGATGTGGCAAGCCTCGTTCGGTGGGCATCTCGAGTTATGGTCAGGCAAGGACCACCCCGAGAAGTGCATGAATCGGGTGATTTCCAAGTTCAATCGCATGGTCATCTTCGCCACTTCACCCGGCTCATGGCACGGATTCCCTGAACCGATAAACGGTGTCGATTCCATCCGCCGCAAGAGCCTCGCCACCTACTACGTCTCCGAGTTGTCGGATGATGCGGTCGAGCGATACCGGGCGAGATACGCCCCAGCCAAAGACCAAAAAAGTGACGCCTATGTTCTCGGCCTTATCGAGCAGAGGTCTGGTCGGTCGTGAGTCTCTGTGCCGGGGCAATCTGTTTCGGTGATGTCTACTGGCCGCGGTTCGGGGAGAGGTTCTTAGCGAGCATTGAGCGAGCCGACCCGCAACCCGATCAGATACTCATCGTTTCGGACCGTCCGCTCGATGTGCCGTCGTGGGTTGAACTTGTGGTTGTGGCTGAGGGTAGAAGGTTTCTGATGTACAACGATTTGGCTGAACATTGCCGATGCGATTGGCTAATGCCTGTGGCGATTGACGACGAATACACGGCGGATGCGTTCGTTCCGGTGGAATCGGATGCCGACGTGATTTGCTTCCCAGGTCAGCAGGCTGGTGAGGCTTCCTGGGTTGCGATGACGACCGACCCGAACGCTCTGGCGTCGGCGTGGAACGCACCGAACAATCCGTTGAACGGTGGCGTCATCTGGCGCACGTCGACTCTGCGGGAGATACCGGTGCGGGATTACATCTACCACGATGAAGTGCTGTGGGCTGAATGGTCCTACTTCGGGAAGAAGCTGCATCTGGATTCGCGTGTGCGTGTCATCTGGCATCGCTGGCAGGGCTCGAACTCGTGGCCTGCGAACCGTGCCGGTGAGCAGCAGGCTCAGGAGTTCAAGCGCAAGTTGCGTGAGGGACTCATCCAGAAAGGGATACCAGAGTAGGATTGACCCGTCATGGCGATCACCAACGGCTACTGCACCCTCCTAGAAGTCAAGGCCGCACTGCGAATCGGCACCGCTGACACGGTCGATGACGTGCTGCTAGAGAACTGTGTCGGTGCAGCATCACGCCTCATTGATGGCTATTGCAACCGCCAGTTCTGGGCCGTGTCGTCGGCAACCCCGCGAGTGTTTCAAGCGAACAACGAATACTGGACCGACTGCGACGACTTCTATTCGACGACCGGGTTCGTGCTCAAGACGTCGTCGTTCGCCGACGGCAACTTCGATACCACCTGGCAGACCACCGACTATCAGCTTGAACCGTTGAACGGTGTGCTTGATGGACTCACTTGGTCTTACGACAAGATTCGTGCCATCGGCGACTACCTGTTCCCGACCGTCAACGCCAACTACGGTGAGCAGGCGTTGGTGCAGGTGACCGCGTTGTGGGGTTGGGCGAGTGTGCCGGAGCCCATCAAGCAGGCGTGCATCATCCAATCGTCACGCATCTTCAAGCGATACGATTCGCCGCTCGGTGTCGCAGGCTTCGGCGACCTTGGTGCGATCCGCGTCTCTCGATTCCTCGACCCTGACATGGCTCAGTTGGTTGAGCCGTATCGACGCATGCGGATGTTCGCCTAATGCCAGCCACAATCAGCCAAGTCAAAGACGGCTTGAAGGCCGCCATCAATACCGTCTCAGGTCTGCGTGCCTTTGACTATCAGCCCGATCAGGTGAACCCGCCGTTCGCATGGCCGACACTCGACACCGTGACCTTCCATCAGACCGGCATGGCTTCTGGTGGCGTCGTCATGAACTTCACTATCACGTTGATTGTGAATCGCTCATCTGAACGCACCGCTCAAGATCAGCTTGACCAATACATGAACTGGGACGGAGCCAAGTCGCTTCGCGCCGCCATCGAAGCAGACCGCACCCTTGGCGGTGTGTGTTCTGATCTCATCGTCACCAACGCCGAGAACCTCACGAACATTGACGCCAACGACACGCTGTATCTGGCGGTCGATTTCAAGGTCACGGTGTACGCTTAGAACATGGCGAAATACCTCGTCTCCGGACCCTTCCCTGTCAGTGGCGTTCAGCCTGGCGGGCATGTGGACGGAAGCGGAATCGACAATGTAGAGTTGTTGCTGCAAGCCGGTGTCCTCACGCTGGTCGAAGAATCCAAAAAACCCTCAAAAGCCGATAAGGCAGGAGACAAATAGTCATGGCAAAGCTGGTCCTCAAAGACGCGAACATCGTGTTCAACGGCACCGACATCTCGGCCAACGTCGCATCGGTGTCGCTCTCGACGACCGCTGCCGAAGTTGCCACCACCGCATTCGGATCGAGCGCAGTCACCCGCGTCTCGGGTCTGATTGACAACTCGGTGACGTTCAGCATTCACAACGACTACAACGCCATCGACGGAATCTTCTTCCCGCTCGTCGGCTCGACCGCAGTTACCTGCGTCATCAAGCCGAACGGCACCGCTGCAGCTTCCTCGGCGAACCCGTCGTACACCTTCTCGGTGCTCGTCACCGAGTGGACTCCAGTCAACGGTGCGGTCGGCGACCTCGCCACCGCCGATGTGACGTTCCCAATCTCGGGCGCAATCACCAAGTCCATCGGAGCCTGATTCCAATCCACCTAACCTGCGGAGGTACACAATGAAAATCGCGCTCAGCGTGACCACGGCTGACGGCGTACACACGTCCGTCGCCGAGTTCGCCGACTTCGTCAAATACGAAGAAACACACAACGTCTCGATGGCAAAGATTGAAGACGATCTCAAAGTGCGTGACCTTGCATGGCTTGCCTGGCATTCAGAGAAGCGTCGCAAAGTCACCAGCCTCGAGTTCCACGCATGGACTGAGACAGTCGAAGCAATCAGTATCTCTACCGAGGAGGCCAAGATTGGCCCTTTGGAGAGAACTCAGCCCACTGGTTGATCGCCTATTTGGCGTGCGAGACAGGCATCGCGCCGTCTCAACTGTTGGCTGAGTCTCCACGAATGTTGTTCACGATGCAGGCGTATCTGCGTTGGCGTTTCGTGAAACAGAACCCGAACACGCCGTACAATCGCTGACATGGCAGAACTCACCCGCACATCATCGGGAGCTGCGGCAGTCGGTCGCGCCGGTGAAGTTGCCTTCGTCGTAGACGGCCTATTCAAGTTCCTGCGTGAAGCCAGCCAAGCGAACGAGAACTTCAATAGAGAGATGCGCATCGCCGCTCAGGTCGTCGCCCAGCACGTCGTTGACCGGGCGAAAGCCAACGCAGCGTCACAACCCAAACACGGTCCGCAACGCCCCGGTTCGTCAGGTAGGTCTCAAGCACAAGTTGTCGTCGACGGGTTGCGTGCCCGGCGTGACCGTGTTCCGACCATCAAACTCGATCACAACCGCGGCTATCCGTCGAAGAGTCGCACGAATCGTCAGCGAACAGCAGGCATTGAAGGTCCGTTCTTGGGCAAGAAGATACCGAAGCCGGGTACGGCGACGATGGGCATGGTGTTCTACGGTGCCGAGTTCGGTGGCCGCAGACGACCAACGACCAAGCAGTTCTTGCGTCACCGCGGCAGGCAGGGCTACTTCTTCTGGCAGGCGGTCAGAGACTCACGGTCCTTCATTGCCATCGAGTATGCCAACGCCATTGAGGGCGTGTTGAAGAAGCTTGCGATCGGGGCACGCTGACGCTAGGGTGACCGTAGGAGGCCCGCCATGCCTACTGAAATCAAGGCAGTGAAGTTTGACGACGTCAAGAGCGTCAAGCCAAAGCACTTCGCCATCTCGTGGAACGGGTTGCAATCGCTGCTCGAATCCACGGTGGAGAACGTCGACAAGACGAACCGTGAACTCTGGTCACCGGTCGAGTATTACCACTTGTCCACTCGAGGCAACCGCAACGTCAAGAACGTGACGTGCCTCGTCGTTGACATGGACGGCGAATCATTCGACTACGCCAAGCTCGACGGACTCGAGTATCTCGCCTACACCACATGGTCGCATCAGCCAGGTGACGAGCACTGGCACTTGGTTCTGCCGCTCGCCAAGCCTGTGCCTGGGCACATGTGGAGTGATTTGTGGATTCAGCTCTTGGAGCGAATCAACGTCGCAGGTGACCCGCAGACGAAAGACCCTGCACGACTCTTCTACCGTCCGCAGCATCGTCCTGGTATCACGCCTGGGTTCAAGTATCAGCGTGGCGTGTTCCTTGATCCGGGTGATTTGTCGGTGTTTCGTTCCGTCAAGTTCGGTCCGTCACCGAAGGCGGCGACATGGCGTGAACCGCATGAGAGTCGTCGTGTTGCGGAGATACTTGATGAACGCTGGTGGAATGACCCGCAGGATTTGTCGCGTTTCAACGGCATGACCCAGACGGAGATTGCTCAGTCGCTTTTGACGGAGTTCAGGGAACTGCGAAAGACGCTCAATCTCTACTGAGTAGAATCGGTCGTCATGGCCGTGTCACGCGAGTTCCTTGTCAAGCTCGTTGGCGACGCCAAGTCGCTCATCTCGACATTCGACAAGGTCGGCAAGGAAGCGACGGCGACGCTCGGTAAGGGTGGTCTCGGCGGCAAGTTGATGGACTTGCTGCCATCGTTCAAGACGATTTCGATTGCTGGCACTGCGGCGTTCGGTGCGGTGTCTGCCGCAGCCGGGTTGGCGGTGAAGGCGGCGGCTGAAGATGCCGAGTCACAGGCGCGTCTTGCTCAGGCGTTGAACACGACCTTCGGTGAATCAAAGCAGTTGGTTGCCGCGACCGAAGAGTTCATTACTTCGATGTCGCAGGCGGCTGCGGTGTCGGATGACCAGTTGCGTCCGGCGATGACGACGCTGGTGCGTGCCACTGGTGATCTCAAGCAGTCGCAGGACTTGTTGAAACTTGCGCTTGACATTAGTGCGGGCTCGGGCCGTGACCTCGAATCGGTGACCATCGGACTTGCCAGAGCGAGTCAGGGTCAGTTCACTGCGTTGACTCGTCTCGGTGTACCGCTTGATCAGAATGCGGTCAAGACCAAGAACTTTGAGGCTGTCACACGGCAGTTGGCTGACACGTTTGAGGGTGCTGCGGCGGCATCGGCAGATTCAGCGCAAGGTCGATTCCGTGCGTTTCGTATTGCGGTTGATGAATTGCAAGAACAGTTTGGTTCCTACTTGCTGCCAGTCCTGACTGATGTAGTCGACTTCTTCACGAAGAAACTAATTCCAGCGGTCAGCATGGCGGTGGAAACATTCCGTAGTCGCGGAGTGAAAGAAGCCTTGGCGGTATTTGTTGCCGCGTTCGGTGATGCCGGATTGGCGATTCTTGATGTTCTTGAAAAGACTGCGGCAGGAATCCAAGGCTTCCTGAACGGTGTGATTGTCTCGGTCAAACTTGCTTTTGACGTCATCACCCTTGACTTGGTCGGTGCAATCAAGAACGCCGCAGGGTTCGAGAAAGAACTGGCCGATCGAGCGAACGCCGCATCTAGGTCTTTTGATGGATTCAGGCAATCGGTATCGCAAGCCAGTAAGCGTCTTGAAATCATTGCTCAGGGTCCGATGGACGTGGTTGAACGTCGTCTGGCTCAAGTGGGTCGCATAGCGAAAGGCACAAAGACCAGTCTGGATGATTTTGGTGATGGTGCCGAGAACGCTGGCGGCAAATCAAAGAAAGCTGCCGACGACGTGAAGACGTTTCAGGAACGGTTGAAGGATTACACGGCTGCGGTGAAGTCGGCGAAGTCGGCGTCGGATGCGTTCGGTCGTAGTCAGGAGCGTGCGAGCGACGCTCGAGTGTCGTTGGCTGATGCGGACAAGGCGTTGGCGAAGGCTCAGGAGGACTTGGCGAAGGCTCAGCAAGGTGGTTCACCGGAGCAGATTGCGGCCGCCAATCGTCGGGTCGCAGCAGCGGAACGCACGGTGGCTCGCGCCAAGTTTGATGTCGAGGAATCGGTCATTGCGGTCAGGGATGCTGAGCGTGAGTTGGCTGAGTTGCGTCAAGACCCAGAGGCGACACCGGACGAGATTCGCAAGGCGGAGATTCGTTTGGCTGAGGCGAAGTTCGCCGTGGTCGATGCCGAGGATCGTCAGATTGAGGTTGCCACCGAGTTGACTGAGGCTCGTCGCCAGTTGCGTATTGCCACCGAAGGCTTGCGTGAAGGTGACGAGGAACTCATCCCGTTCCAAGCTGCGGTGGAAGATTTGACGAAGCGTCAGACAGATGCAGCCAAGCGATACAAGGAAGCTCTAGATGACCAGACCGAAGCGTTGCAGGAATACACCGAAGCGTTGGCTGCGTTGCAGGCCGTCGCTGCGACGGTGCCGAAAGTTTCTGGCGCGAACCCGGTCACCGGTTTGATTCCAGTTCCACCCACGCCAGTCAGCGATCAACGCATCATGCCAGAGACAGCAGCGACATCGGTCATCGTGAATGTGACGGCTGGTATCGGCGGGAATGCTTATCAGGTTGGTAAGGAAATCATTGAGGTGTTGGATCAGTACACGTCGGTGGCTGGTCCGCTTGACACGTTGATGCGCGTGGCCTGACATGGCGAAGGTGATGCCGTGGGGTGAGACCCTGAAGGTGCTGCTCGACGCAGGATTCATTCAGGATGCGTTCACGCTCGGCTCATCCGTTCTCGGCGGCGTAGACACATTGACCGGCACCACAGCGTTCGTCGACGTCACCGAATATGTCCTCTCCGTGGGCATCACCCGAGGACGCACCGACCAGCTTCGCTCACAGTTCCAGCCAGGTGTCGCCCAAATCGTGCTCGATGACCGCGCCTCGGGCCGAGCCTTCGACCCAGCCAACACCGCATCGCCCTACTACCAAGGCGATCTCGGCATCGCCCCACGCCGCTTCGTTCAGGTCTACGCCGGAACGGCTGGTGACGAGCCGCTGTTCGTCGGACGAGTCCAAGACCTCGACATCGAATACGCCCAACCAGACCTTTCCACCTGCACCATCGTCGGAGTAGACGACCTTTCCAGCTTCGCCAAAACCACCTTACTTGCGTTCACCCCGCCACAAGAACTCACATCAGATCGTGTCACCCGCATCCTTGATCGACCCGAAGTCGCCTACTCAACAGCAACCCGCAACATCTCCACCGGTGTTGCCACGCTCGGCACATTCGCTTACGCTGACGGCGACAGTGTCGCAGCCGCATTGCAGCAAGTTGCCGAATCCGAAGACGGCCGCTTCTTCATCGCACGCAACGGCAACGCAACCTTCCAACCGCGCATCGAGTTCACGTTCGCAACCGCAGTCGCCACCTTCTCCGACGGTGGCACCGCCATCCCATACCAGTCACTTGATGTCCTCTACGGAGCCGAAACCCTCTACAACTCGGTCACTGTCACCACCCAAGGAAACGCCCTGGGCACCGCCACGGATGACGCATCCGTCACCCAATACGGCATCACCAACTACAGCCTCAACGATCTGCCGCTTGCTAACGCCACCGAAGCGGCCACTCTCGCCCAGAACATCGTCAACAAATACAAAGACCCGATTTCAAGGTTCGTTCAGATAGGCATCACAATGAACGGCCTCTCAGCCGCCAACATCGAAACCATCGACTCGTTCGAGATCGGTGACGTCATCAGCGTCGTCAAGAACTTCGCCACCGGCGCACCAGCCTCAATCACCCAAGACGTGTTCATTGAACGCATCGCCCACCAAATAACCCCAGGCGTCCATCAGGTGACCC